ATTATAACTTCGGTAGAAGTGAACATAAACCATATATAAGTGCCACATTAAACAAAGAGGTGCTTATGGAAAAAAGTCCTAAAGAACTTGAAAAAATAGGACGTAAGCATGGGATTGAACTCGATAAACGTAAGAAAAAACAGACGTTGGTCGATGAAGTCTATGATGCTTTGTAACACAGTAGTAGCAATTCTAGCACTAGTCGGTACAGGACTGATTAGTGCAGGACTTGTTATGTTATTTATGAGTTTGGGTATGCCAGATGAAAAATAAATTTACAGATAAGGAACTAATGGCTTTTGCTGATGGTGAGCTAAAAGGTGGTAAGGCTATGGATATTCTAGCCGAATTATTGAAAGAAACCCCAGAATCCGAAATCCTGGCCAAGCGTCTTGAGGTCTTTACTTCAACTCGCAACGCTTTACTTAATGCTCTAATAGGAGAGAAGAAATGAAAATACTTGAATTGTTTGCAGGTAGTAGATCGTTTTCTAAAGCTGCTGAATCATTAGGACATGAGACGTTTACTTCGGATATAGAGGCGTTTGACAAAATTGACTATGTAACAGACATATTTGATTTTAATCCAGAAGAAGTTCCATTTCGCCCAGACATTATATGGGCATCACCTCCCTGTACTTTCTTTTCTGTAGGATCAATAGGCAAACATTGGAATAAAGACCATACTCCTAAGACTGAAGGTGCTAAATTAGGCATAGCAATTATTAAGAAAACACTAGAAATAATAGATATTTTACAACCATCTTACTTTGTTATTGAAAACCCAAGAGGTAAATTGCGCAAGTTAGGGTTGATTGATCCTAAGTTTCACGGTCGCAGCAATGTAAGACAAACAGTTTGGTATTGCCAATATGGTGATATGAGAGCAAAGCCAACCGATCTATGGACTAATATCTATGACTGGACACCAAGACCTCTATGTTTTAATGGCAATAGAGATTGTCATCATCAACCTGCTCCAAGAGGTTCTCAGTCGGGAACGCAAGGATTAGCCAATAGTTATGAGAAAAGTAAGGTACCAGAAGAACTTTGTTTGGAAATTTTAAAAACTTTAGGAGATAAATAATGAAAGATGACATTATAACTGCCGCCAAGGTAATTAAACACTTGTGCATTTGGGCAATAACTGGTTCAGCGTTATACATAGCCAGTTGGTTCTATCACTATGAATCGTACATCCTCTAATGAAGAAACTACGAACTAAATCGTACACTTTACGAGATGGTCGAGTAGTGACTTGTAGATCAGTAGCTAAAAAAATTGGTGTTTCTGAATCTGCTGCAAGGAATCGCTTAAATCGTTCAGATGATCCAAAGAAAATTTTTGCTCCCTACAGTCCATCTAATGGTGGTCAACCTAAAAAAGATAAACTACCCAAGAGTGCTACTGTCCTTCCCATTGACGATCCAATGTACATTTTGGCATTTGGTGGAGCAGAAGCCTACAAAAGGGCCATTGAGAAACAAAATGCTTGAACAAGACCTATTTGATGCGCACCCTATTATTGGGGAATCAGAGGAAAAAATCGACCTCGATGTGGTTTTGTCTGTCTTTGATGGTATGAGTTGCGGTCAGTTGGCCCTCAAACAAGCAGGTATGACACCTCGTGTCTACTATGCGAGTGAGATTGAAAAGTCTCCAATGTACATCACAAAGAAGAATTTTCCTTCAACTATAATGCTAGGTGATGTGACTAAGGTTGTGGCTGATGATTTACCACACGTTAACTTATTACTGGGCGGTTCGCCATGTCAAGGATTTTCGTTTGCCGGAAAGCAGTTGAATTTTGACGATCCCCGGAGTAAGCTCTTCTTCGAGTTTGTTCGATTGCTTAACGAATTGAAGCCAGATTTCTTTCTCCTTGAAAACGTGTTAATGCAACAAGAATTTCAAGATATTATATCGGCCCATGTCAGCGGCAAACTAGAGCCAGGCGAAAGAGGTATTCAACCTCAGTTAATCAATTCAGCGGATTGTTCGGCCCAAAATCGTAAACGTCTTTATTGGTGGGGAAAAAGAGTGGGAGATAAATATATCCAACTGCCTATACCAGATATAGAAGATATGGGTATTGTATTGAAGGATATATTAGAGGATATACCTGTTGATAAAGAAGTGATGCCATATATGACTGGAACCTATGATGGAGCTTCTAGACTAGAGAAAGGGATTTTTAACTTTACAGATCAAGATAAAGCAAAGTGTCTAACAACAAAGACTGGTCATGGCAACAAGTATTTAATCCATAGACCTTGCGAGATTAGGAAAGAGTGGACACCTAAAAACGACCTTCAATGGGATATACATGAAGAAGAAGAAGAAGAAGGTCAAGAACTTAAAGATTTTACTGAAGAAACGAAATGTCATCATGTCGCAACTGCAACTGATGTTGAAGGTCACGATATGAACAAACGAGTGTATGCGAATACCGGGAAAGCTCCATGTTTGCACACTCGTGCTGGTGAAACGAAGATATTAGATGATGATGATCGCTTTGATCAACTAACCTATAGAAAACTGACGGTCACAGAATGTGCTCGGCTGCAAACTGTTCCAGACTCGTATATGGAGGATTGCTTTGATGAAAAAGGCAAACCGGTGAGTGATACTCAAAAATTCAAGGCTTTAGGGAATGGCTGGACCGTAGCCGTAATAGTCCATATCTTACAAGGAATGAGGTATATCGTTAAAGACTAAACAGGCTACTTTTGACTTTTAGACATGATACCAAAAATACAATTTATAAGTTTGATAGAGGGCATTGAAGAAACAATGCCTGTAATACCAGTTTCCGAACAAAAGTATGGTTGGTTAAAAAGGGCAGGTGCTTTAACAAAAGAATTAAACAAAAGCCAAATAGGTACAAAACACCACAGCACAATAAAATGTCCTGCTATATTTCAATTTAGAAATAATGGGTTTATTGTAAGGTCACCCTTTGACATTAAACTAAAAATAAATTCTGATCTTGATTATGAATGGCATCATCAGCACCAAACTCCGGGATGGTTACCTAATACAGGAGTTATGAAAGAATTAGTAACGCACCACGATATAGACTTGATGTACAATTTTATGAGTAACTGGCCGCAAGATACAATGAAGATAATTTTAAAATTAAATTTGCCATGGGCATTAAGAATACCAAAAGGTTTTGATGTTTTAATGATTGACGCATTCTATAAAGATGATAATAGATTTACTGTTTGTCCCGGAATATTTGAGAGTGATCTCGGTATTGGCAGTTTAACTGTACCAGTAATGTGGCACTCAACGAAAGGTGAATTTTTAATAAAGGCAGGAACTCCTATTGCTCAATTAGTTCCTATTAAAAAAGAAACTGTATCACATCAAAATTTAAATTTCAGAACCGATAAAAATTTTAGAAGGGATGGTGTTATAACTTTTTTAAAAATGAGAGAAAGCTTTGAGAAAAATTATAACAAAACAAGAGAATTTCTAAAAGACAAAATATCTAATTAATTAGCTAAAAACCCACAACCTAAGTGTTGACTACCCATGAGATCGTCCAAATAAGGCAATCCTCGAAGCCTGATTTTTAGTCAACAGGCTTCATTTGATCCTTTTCTTCAACCACACCCATATCCTTTCAAAGAAACCTAGCTGTACAGGTATTGGTTTCGGAGTTACTTTAGGGGTTACTTTAGGGGTTACTTTCTTCGCTACTTTTTTCTTGGTCATTCTTTCCTCCTTTTTTTTAAGCCTTCTTAGCTAATTGTGCGCCGAAATAGAACTCGATTATCATTGATGCCCAAGCAAATACCTCATCAAATTTAACTACTGATCCTGCTTCTATAGTAACGTACTCCACAACTTCAGGTGCAAATTGAATACCAAAGAAGTTAAATCCTTCTAGAGTAGTAGGTATGACTGTCGGTAAGTTTAATAGAGGTGGTGCTATTTGTGTAAAGATAATCAGTCCTAGTATCACTAGAATAATAACCCTTCTGTTCATTGCCGCCATAGGTGACTCGTTCTTAGCCATCTCTCTAGCATCGTTAATTGCTTTATCCTTGGCGGCGAACTGTTGCATCATCAGCTTTTGATTCTCTGATGCCGCATGTTGTTTTAAAGCAAACAGTTTAGCCACAAAGCCAAGAGCTATTGGTGCTATGTTTGTGAATAATGCCATCATAACATTTTAATAAGTGCCTCAAAGACACCTACATCTGTTGCTACCATTAAACCAAAGCCAATAAGTAAGCCTTTGCCCATAGACATGAACTTGAGATTCATATTTTTAATTTCACGAACTGACTTAAATAAGTCCTCAATCTGCTCTTCTTGTTTATTTATTTGAAGCTGCATCCTCTGTTGTGCTGTCATAAATATTCTCCTATGATATCAGTTACTGAGAGGATTGTCTAATGACTGTTGTATTCTCTTCATTAGCTTTTCTTCAGTATCATCTAATTGAATGTCAAATTTATCTAACTTATTGTCCATTGTTGTGATCCGTACATCAATAGACTGTAGCTTTGAGTCTATGCGATTTTCAAGATTATAACTGCTAGTTCTTAACCGAGCTAAATCTTCCTTCAATTCTATCTTTATAGCTGAAGCTACCTCCTCTACCCTTAATACATCGGCTGAAGTCGTTGCCATTTGTCCTGCAATAGCACCTAAGTCCAAATTTGCGATTCCTTCCACTTTTTGATACATTAAGAACCCTCCATAGAGTGAACCAACAATCGTGCTTAGAAGAGCAAATGCACCCACTAATTGAGTGTATGTAAACCTAAGACCTCCTAGTTTGAGTCTTTTATCGACCAAACCTTCGATTTCTGATACCTTGTCTCCTAGATCAGTTGTCAAATCCATCTCCATCTTGAAGTGATTTTAAAAGTTCTATCTCCTGGCGCAACTTTTCAACTTCTAGCCTACGTCTTTGAAGCTCCAGTTGATACAGCGTGTTGCAATTGACTCTTTCTCGTGGTGCATCCAAAGGAATAACAATCCGAGCATATACCCCTAAATCTTTCGTTTGAGGGTTCAATGGATCAACATCTGTTCCGAAAAGACTATCTGCATTGGAAATAATGCCAGTTACACCGATTTCAAAATTTGTTGAACCTCCAATGGAGTTGGAACAGTCAAGATCACCTGCTTTAATACTATCTGTACCAAAGCTAGAACCACCACTTGGCAACTGTAGGTTCAGAGATGTACTGTTAGCTATCGCTTGTGTGCTTAACATAACTAACAGTAACCATTTTATTTGAATTTTGAACATATTCTAGTAGCTAACAAGGTTTGACTCTTCTCATTACTCCTTAATTTAGATAAAGAACAGACATATCTAGCATCTGCTATGTTGCTTTCCCTAATATATATATCAAACTTTACTTCTTTTAAGTATCCGACAGGGATTACTTTGTACCTTGTAACAAAGGGTATTGGTGTCTCCAAGTCCTCCTCAAATACTCCTATTTCATAATACTGTATCTCTTTTCTAGCATTCCACAGCCTAAGCTGAGTTTTTTTAATTCCAGTTATGTAACTTACTTCCCACTTTAAATACGTTGGTGTTTGCTCATGACTATATACTGAGTAATTAAACAATAATAAACATAACGCTATTGAGCAACGCATTCAGCTAAAACTACAGCTCTATAAGTACCACCGGGAAATGCTCTGTTACCACCATAGACAGCTATAGACGTTGATTGTAACCAAAGACTTCCTGCAACAGTCAAAGTGTAAGTTCGCATCGATCCACTTGTGGTACTTGCCGCATGATATCCTGACATGCCACTTTCACCTGCCGCCTTAACAGTCACAGCACCTGTCCATGTCACATTATCTGCCAATGATGGACTAACACTAAAGCTTGTAGGATAGCTCACTTGTGCTAGGTAAGCGTTAGCTAGAGTGGTATCAAATCTAATAATTGGCACTTGACCTCCACTTGCAGGATCAGTTGTCAGCGTATATGCGTTTGGGTTGCCATACTTTCCCGGCAATGTAGTCGCTACTGTGCATCTGCTTTCTACTGTTCCATCAATGTCTACTGCTATAGTTGGTGTTGCTGTTGCACCAAGGATCAAGCTGAGTGTGATTAATAATTTTTTCATTTGTATTGCTCCTCTATCATTTCATTCATTAAATTATCTTGAGCTAATCTCCTTAATGCTTTCTTATTATCCACGATTGTACCACCTTGTAATGTGACACTTTCAGGGTAATAACTGTCAGGTATGATCGCAACATAGTAGCTTGTAACATTTGTAGCTTTGTTTATAGTTGCCATAAGAGCTGATTGAGATATGCCATCTGCAATAGCTAATGCGTTTTCAGTAGTTGCTAAAAGCATTTCCATATCCTCTTCTTCCTCTTCTTCCTCATCCTCCTCTTTAACCTCCTCATCATCAAGTAATTCTCTGTCTGTTTCCTCTTGTGCTAATTTAACTGATTCGTCTTGCAAGGCATCATAGTCAGGGAGATCAGGAAGTTTAGGAGGTGGAGGTTTTTTATATCCCGGACAGTTAGGATCACTCTGTGGATCGAAACAGGCATCAAACCTATAGATGTACAGCACTTGTGCATCTTGAACACTACCTATGCCTTCTTGTTTGAGTCTTCCGTTACCAAACACCGCAATTGGTGTATATGGTAATGCTATAACTCTTCTAACTTCTGTACCACCTTCTCGTTGTGACCAATCCTGTACATCTTGAAACACATAACCACCACCTACTCTATCGTTTTCTAATGTAACAATAAAATCATCTTCTGTTACTTTTATTGGTGTGTATTTGTACGATACCCCTGAGATGTCCATGCCACCAATAGCGTTAGTTCCTATATAAGCAGGAGTCATTGACCACTCTAAGCCATTGAGTGCCGCATTTGGTGTGTATCCAAATGTGTAAGCGAATGAGCTAGAAGAACAAAAAAGCAGAAACCACAGCACCCATGATCTTGATTGCAGTATCACGTTTCTCCTCCACAGTTTTTTGATGTTCCATTGTAGGAACAGGTATGTCCTCTGTATGAACTTCCCATGCCGCAGTAGCCTCAGCCCCAATTTTGCCCATATACGGGCACGGCGTCCCCGCCATAGCCATGGCTTTATGCACTTCTCCTGAAGGATCGGAACATAGGAGGCTGACGGCCGCAACTTTCATTCCAAAATCGTAAAGCGTTTTTGCCATCTTTAGTCTAAGGCAATTTTGCTCAGTATATGTAGCTCCAAGGCTTAATGAAAATATCTGTGTACCCATAGCACCACTAGATGAGATCGTACATAGATCAGAGTTGTTACCACCGACATTTGGACTGATGGCTGATGGTGGCGGCGATTTTACTGTCGTTTCGTTTGTTCCTGTCGTATTCACAGTAGATGTGGTATTTTGCGTTATTACACTCTCATCTACTGCCATTACAGGTAAAACAAAAACAATCCAAAAACAAGCAACTATACCAAAGGCGATTGTATTATTAATTTTCCTGTTCATTTTATTTCCTTAAAATAAATTAAACCAACCAGTTAAAATATATTTGTCTCCTGATAATGGTGGATTGCCTCTATGAGTATATAGAAAGTTCGCAGGAAACACTAGTATTTTGCCTTGTTCTGCTTTAACCCTTTCACTTTGATATAGAAATTCTGTCTCTCCACCTTCTTTAACATCGTTCAAATATATAGACCAAACTAGAACTCTGCTAGAATTTTCATAAGCAATTTGTTCAAAATGCCAGTTGTGATAGCCACCACTTTTAGTTGTTTTCTGTATCTTTTGTTGAACACTAGTAAGGCTACATAGTTTAAGAGACTCAAATATTTCTACATATTCTCTCAAGGCTTCATCTAGGCATTCATTAACTACATTACTTAAATCACCTAAACCTAAATGCCTTCTTATATCAAGACCTTCATAAGCATATTTAGTATCAAGTAATATAGACTCGTCTTTCCTTGATAATCCTTCTTGATTCTTCCAAATAATGCTTGGTTGGGTTTGTATTTTAAATTCAAGTTCCTCTATAATTTGATGACAATGT